CTATGCGGGCGATCCGGTGTACTGGGTGCGGCGTGTCTATCAGGTCGGGTCGTGCTAACGCAGTCGGAATACGACCGGCGGATCATCTACTACCGGATCGTCGCCGCCGGTGTGGGCATTCCTCCCGCCGACCGTGACGACGCCGCACAGGACATGCTGATCCGCTGGTGGCAGTCGGACTACAACATGGGCGGCGGGTTCGCGCGCAGAGCGGCTATCGACGCTGCTAGGCGTTACGGGCCGCGCACGCGACGAGGGGAGATGAGGACGGAGTGGTTGCCTCTGGTAGCAGCACGCACGGCGTCGGTTGAAGCGCATGACATATGCATGAGGGTAGACCTCCAGCAAGCCATGCGAAACCTCACACTCAAGCAACGCGATGCGATCATGTTGTATGCCCAACGTCTGCCTATGAGTAATCTGGAGTCGGCGCATGCTGGTTACGCTAGGCGTAGGTTGAGACGCCTGCTTTCCGGCGAGACGTTTGACTTCCACACGAACACTTGGCGCGAGTCAAGGGGGACAGAACATTAGCCCGCGCGCTAACGGTTGCTAAACATCGCCCAATAGCCGGTCGGTGAGTGGAGGCGACGGGGGACAAATGAAGTAGTATTAGATTTGGTAGCATATAGTAATTAGGCAAATCAGCAGGAGGAGTTAGGTCATGGCAAGGCTTCCAAAGGTTTTTGTAGGCGGTACGGTCGCGGTTGCCTCGACGTCGCGATATACGGCACCAACTTATGTTCCAACTAACTTGGTGTCGCTTATTCGACAGGTTCATGTTTCTAATCCTGGTGCGGCAGGGTCATTCTCAATGGCGCTTGGCGCTTCGGATGTCACGGACACGCGGAAGTATGATAACTTTCCGATCGCCGGATCGGCCGTGTATGACGCATATGTGTACTGGCCACTAACAAGTGGACAGCAAATCTTTGTTTCTGGCTCACCGACATTGCAGCTTGGATTCCACATCACTGGTGACGAAAACGTTCTGTAGTCATGATTAGTTTTTCCGGCTCTAGAGTGAGTATTCCGCAAGGCACCGGGCCGCACTTAATGGAAAGTGCGAGAGATGCCTGTTTTGAGGGCGCGCGTACTCTTGACAGGGCAATTAAGGTACGGCTTTCCTCACACACAAAAACGGGAGCTTTGAACAATAGCTGGCGCATTAGGCCACTTCCGGACGGGGCACTTCTGTATTCAATTAGTCCGGTCTCCAAGTGGTTAGACAGAGGGACAAAGCCGCATACTATTTACCCCCGTAATTTTGACTCCAGTAGGGCCACTGCTCAGCCTATTAGAGCGGGCTCTAAAGAAGGAAGCCCTTTTAGGGTCTTTAGAATCGCTCAGGGGAGAAATCAAGGACCCTACAGAGGAATACGGGCTGGCGGAGGTTTTGGAACAGGAATTTCTGGATTCTCTAGAAGTACCGAGCATCGCACCCGTGCGGCCCTAAGATTTTCCATGAGCGACGAGGGCGGGCCAAATGTCATAACGGTATTGTATGTCAATCATCCGGGAATTAAGCCATTGAATTATGTCGAGGCGGCAGAGCTTGAAACGCGAGCAGAGATAGAATTATTCATTCAAGAGGCTTCTACATTTGCTGTCGCCGACCAGCTTGGGATTACTGTCCCGCAACCAACCACAGGGCGCAGAGCATTGCGCGGGAAGGGAGGGCTGTTTACTGGATCTCTGCCACGACTGGGTTAGGTGTACTTGTAAGTAGCTCAACATGAGCTACGCAAGCCTATACTGCTCTCGGGCATGCACGCCGCCTTCGGGCGGCTCTGCCTAGCACTAAACGGGAACTATGAATAATCCACATTTTTTGCAAAAGTTGGGATCCTTTTTCAGGGACAACAAATCCCATCTTACGGAAATGTCTGAGGAAGACATAGCAGCTGCTATTAGGCAAGCTAGAGCTCATTCGGGCGGGACGCAGAAGGCGGAGAACAAAACTATGACCATGTCGGAATCCTTCGGCCGCGACGGCGAATGGCGTTTGTTTATGGAGCGCGAGTTTGCCGAGCCGCCTGCGACTATTCAGGTGCTCCCCAAGGCAGGCTCTTATTCTCATGCAAAGTACGGCAAGTTTACCCTGACTCCCGCGATTATTCAGAAGTTCGTGGACAACCACAACCAGCACGTCTATCAAGAACAAGTTCCTATTGATGCCGAGCATCAGTCAAAGCTCAGCGGCGCTGTGGGATACTACGGCGAGATGATGCTTATTGATGAAGGGCGTGGTGGCGCTGAAGCGAATGTCAATTGGACAGATCGTGGCAAGGAGCTTATTGCCAGCGACGCGTTCCAGTATTTCAGCCCCGAATGGTTTGACGAATGGACTGACCCTGCGACCAGTAAGAAGATTGCCAATGTAATCGTAGGCGGAGCCATTACGACGCGCCCCTTCTTTAAGGACAAGGCAATGCGTCCAATGGTAGCAAGTGAAGACAGCTATCAGGCCGGTGAGTGGGACATAGACACTAGCGGCGAGAAGCCTACGGCCAGTCTTTCGTTTAGCGCCATGAAATTTACCGCAGATGAAGAAGACGAGGACGAGGGCGACAAGAAGAAGGCTAATATTGACGTAGGGGATGTGCATGTCAATGGACTGACGAAGTCATCTAAGGCAGTTAAAGTCGGGAGGGAAGAAGATACATCAATTGAAGTCCCAAATAAGGCATCCAGCAAAAAGGCAGGAGGTAAATCCGTGGACGGTGTAGACGACGCGACAAAGGAATTTGTCGAAGCACAGACCAAGCAGCTTACCGAGCAGCTTGACGAAGAGAAGGGTCTTCGCAAGGCGGCAGAAGAGCGTTTGGTGAAGCTAGAGGGCGACGGGCAGATGCGCCGGTTTACCGACGTGATTATGGGCCGCAATGCTGAGGCCGACGGCAGTCCGCCGTTTTACGGCAAGCATGAGACGCATCACAAGACGCTTGCGTTGATCGCCAAGGAATTTGGCGAAGACAGCGAAGAGTTTAAGGACTACGTTGGCGAAGCGCGGGCAACGGCCAAGGCCATGCGTGAAGGCGAAGCCTTTAAGGAAGTCGGTCAGGGAAGCGGCCCGAGCCAGCTACTGAAGGGCGGCGACGCCGAAAAGAAGTTTTCCGAAGCGCGTGATGTTTGGATGACGGCTCATCCTGACAAGTCCAAGGGCGACGCGGTGGCCGCAATCGCGCAAGCACAGCCGAAGCTTTACACCGAGTACATCCGCGAGAAGGACAAGGCTTCGAAAATTGCGCCGACAAACTACGGCTATGGGGAGGATGAGTAAATGCCGGGAGAACGTTGGAACGTAGAGATTACTGTCCCAGCAAGCGCCGACCTAAGCGCGTTCCAGTATCGGTGCGTGAACCTGACAGATTCAGGTTCTGCCGGTACGTTTGCACAGTCGATTCAGGCCAGTGCCAGCACGGCCATTATCGGCGTTCTTACGAATAAGCCGACAGCGGCTGGACAGGGCGCGCGTGTCTGTATCTTTGGCGTGACGAAGATGGAAGCTGCCGGTGCGATCGGCATCGGTGCCTTGGTGACGCAGCATGGCGCAGGGCGCGGAACTAGCGCGGTAGCTAATAACGCCAATAACACTGTCGTTGGGTATTACCTTGGCAGGGCGCTGACGCGAGCGGCGGCAAGCGGAGATATCTTTGAGATCTTCGTAAACCCCGGCAAGATGAGTATCTAAGGATTTATTAATTGGCTGGCAAGTTCTGGAAGTGGCACAGCACACACAATTCCGGTCTTGCTACACAAGCCTCCATTCGTCATCTCGCTGTGGTGACATTGGTAATTTCGGAGTGGAGGTAGAGTAAAATCAATCAGCCGGACGTAGGCGATGTCCATGTAAATGCCGCGCTGACAGATGTCAGTATCGGCTTTGCAAACGATCCAATTTCTTACATCGCAGACACGGTCTTTCCGACCGTGCCAAGCGACAAGCAGTCTAACATCTATGTGAAGTACAATCGTGGCGACTTCTTCCAGGGTTCCGAAGATCTCGGTCTCTCTGGGGCAGGCAGTGGCGCACTTGTGCGTGCTCCTGGAACCGAAGCCCGCAAGGTTGGCTACCGTGTTGACATGACCAACACGTTCTTCTGCATTAACTACGCTATCGGCGTGGACATCCCGGACGAACTTCGGAGCAATGCAGATGCCGTGTTCCAGCTCGACATGGAAGCGACCAAGCTGGCGACGGAAATTCTGCGCATCAGGCGTGAGCTTGAATGGGTGCGGAAAGCCTTTGCGACCGGCGTTTGGGGCACCGACCGCACAGGCGGCACGGACTTCACGCAGTTCGGAGACTACGGCGGCAGCGACCCGTTCACGGAATTCGAGAACAACCTCGACACCGTTGAGCAGAACACAGGTGTTCGTCCGAACAAGCTCGTTCTTGGGCCGCTGACGTGGCGGCGTTTGAAGCACCACCCCGACTTTATCGATCGCATCAAGGGCGGCGCTACCAGTGGTAGTCCCGCGCTGATGACAAAAGCTCAGCTTGCCAGCATGCTTGAGATTGATGAAGTTCTCGTCGGTCGCGGTATTTTCCGTAGCAGCATCGAGGCAACGGGTAACGACACGCCGACGCTGACCCGCATGTACGGCGCTAACGCGCTGTTGCTCCACACGCCTCCGGCGGCTTCCAGGTTCAATCCGGCGGCGGGTATGAACTTCTTCTGGCAGCCAATGACGGGCGGCGGCATGCAGTTCATCCGGCGCTATCGCGAAGACAAGCGACGTAAGGACGTTATTGAAGCGCATGGCTACTGGGACGTGAAGATTACCGAAACACAGTCGGGTATTTTCATGGCTTCAGCGGCGGCGTAGGTAATTAGTTTCATCATGGATGATGGAGGAATAGTATGAGTTCTAAGAAAGTAGCTTGCGTCTCGGACCACATGAAGATTTATGGTCCGGAATTCAGCACAAGTAATCCACTTGAGCGCGGACAGGTCTTTACGATGTCCAGTCAGCTTAATGACGAGAAGTTGCTGGGCTGGGGCTATGTAAGGGAACTGGAACCGAACGTAGAAACATATACTTGCAAATGCGGGCGTGAGTTTCTGGGCAGCGTAACGGATCAGTATGTCCGCGCTCATGGGGTTAAGTGGCGGGGTCAGTGCAATCCCATGATTGACCTCGATGAGAAAGTGGCGGTCAAGTCAGGAGCGAAACCTATGCTTCGTGGTGGCACCGGCGACCCAGACAAGGGAGATACTGGCTGGGACGTTGGTGCCTCAGAAGTAGAGGGGCTCTCAGACGCGGATCCATACGCGGGGCAGCGCGTAGCGACAGGAAAAGAACGACCGAAAAGGATTTCGCTCGGCGGCTAAGCAAACAATGAAGTTTGCGGGGTATATTAATCCGGCCTTGTCCGGATAGGAGATATACATGGCATCGGAAAAGTGGCGCAGGCGAGCAGATTTTATGCGGAGCATAAGTCTTCGCGGTAATACACAGTCGCAAGTTCCAGCCGCACGGATGGGATTTATCAACAGCTATAACGGCGGAGTCGTTGGCGGCACAGGCGTAACGGCAGGCACGCTCTCCTTGACCGTAGATGGTACGTCTGTCGCTGGGACTATCGGTCTGCTTGACCTGAGCACGAATAGGTTGAGAATTCCATCCGCCGGTCGAGCTATCGGTGGAAGCACAAGTGGATTCGGCACAGCAGCAAACGCCGGAGGCAGTGTCGGTGATATCGTTACTGGATTCACAGGCGCCAGCGCCATGATTGGTTTCAATATCGGTGGAACGTTATTTGTTCTTCAGTTTGGGACAGCAGCTAATAGTACTGTCGTGTCGTATCCGTACGGGGCCGGAGTAGCATAAATGCCAGCAAGCAGACCGCAAGTTCAAATCTTTGCGCCTACGGTCATGGGAGCGGGTACGCCCGTTGTCTGTGATCTTCCTGGCACGGCGACAATGGGCGGTGCAGCCAATCAGGGCGGGACAAATCCATACTTCTTGCTGCAAAAGGGAGTGATCAACAATAACTCGGGGAATGCCGTGCATGTTGGTCTCTTAAATGGCAGCGCGGCGGCTGCTGGAACAGTAGGCGTATTTATGATTCCAGCAAATGATTCAGTGCCCTTTGATTGGGTAACTGCCGCGCGGTATGACGGACTGAAGATTGACCAAGCAGGAGGCTTGCGTATGAAGTATGTCGGCACGTCCCTTGGGACGGCTGGCACAGTTAGCGCGACCGTAAAAATTCAGGATGTTTTGCAGTAAACGGTAACATGGAGGTTACTTATGACTCGCATTGGAATTTTGAAAGACTTCTCGATAGAGGAGCGGGCTGGCGGCGCACAGCGCGCCATGCAGCTTTTTGAACAAGGCGCTCCAAGTGGGGTTGAGCTCGTACGCATCCCCGTCGGTGCAACCGAGCTCGACTCCACTTGTGACGCATACTTTACGGGCCTCGTAAAGAGCTTCCCCGACACACTGCTTCAGCAGCTTGTTGAGAGCAAGAAGCCGCATGTCAGATATCAGTTTGACCTCTGGCAGGATCATTCAAGCGGGCGCACATGGGCCAAAGCTCTTTGCGAGCACGCTAATGTCACGATGTTCCCAAGCCCTCTGTATCGGCACTTGTTCTTAAGCGGCTGGCAGATTGAGGCCAAAGAGACATATTTGGCGCTTGCGCCGCCTATGGACATCAATGCCCTGAAGCCACATCGCGAGAAGTGGGATAATCATCCAGAAGGTAAGAAGCGCGAGGGGCTTTGCTACTTCGGCGAAGTTCACCCCCTGAAGGGCGTAGATCTTGCTATCAGATGGGCCGAGAACGAAGGCCAAGTGCTGGACATCTATGGCCCACTGAGTTTTAACTTTGTCAATAATGCGGCGGCTCGTTACAACGGCTGCCCTGACCTGGAAACACTCTATGACGCCGTGGCAAGCCATGAATGGTTTATCCACATGCCGCGTCAGGTAGATGGCTTTAGCTATTCTATTCTGGAAGCCATGCTTCTGGGACTGCGCGTGTATGCCAGTGGCAAGCTCGGTATCGAGAGTTGGCTAGAAGTTTGCACCGCAGGCGACTTTGATGAACTCGTGGAAAAGTGCGTGCTTGCGCCCAGTGAGTTCTGGAAGCTCACCGAATTGGCGGCAGCATGAGTAACTTTATTCCTAGGGAGAAAAACGGCATTCGTCTACTCTATCACGCAAATGCTCCTTGGGCAAAGACGGGATATGGTATCCAGTCTAATTCGCTGCTTCCAAGGCTGGCCAAGCTGCCAGAGATAGATGAAATCGCTCTTCTGGCCTACTACGGTATCAGCGGTGGCGTAAGCGATCAGGAAATCGGCCTTGAAATGCCGGTGGAGCACATCAAGGTCAAATGTTACCCGGCGCGTAGCGACCCGTGGGGGAACGATGTTATCCAAGACCATGTTTCGATCTTTGATGCTGATGTCGTTGTCACTTTGTTTGACCTATGGCCTCTTGCGCCTGATTTTGGCTGGCGCGGAGCACGCTGGCTTCCTTGGTTTCCTATCGACCACGAGCCTGTCCCGGCACAGGTTCTTGAGCGAACGCAGGTTACTTATGAGAACTTGGTATACAGCAAGAGCGCCGCGAAGGAACTCGCCGATAACGGCGTTAAGTACACGTATATTCCGCATGGCGTTGAAACGACCCTCTACAAGCCCCTTGGCGACGCCCAAAGGGCCAAAGCTAAGGAAACCCTAGGCTTCCCTCCTAACTGCTTCTTGGTGGGCACCGTGGGGGCAAATAAGGGCTTCCCACCGCGTAAGGGGTGGAACGAGATGTATACGGCGATGGCCGAGTTCCTCAAAATGAGCCCGGAGCCGGAAAACGTGTACTTTTACCAGCATAGTTTGATGACGGGCGAACATGGCGGGCCAGACCTGCAACAGATGGCTACGGACTTCGGCTTGATCGACAAGCTTCGTTTCGCTAACCCGTATGTGTTGCAGAGCATGGGCTTGACGACAGACAAGATGAATAACGTTTATAACGCTATGGATGCGTTTATTCTGCTCTCGCGCGGTGAAGGATTTGGCCTGCCTATTCTGGAGGCCCAAGCCTGCGGGACGCCTGTCGTCGTAACCGACTGGACGGCCTGTCGGGAGCTTGGCGAAGTGGGATACAAGATCCCTATTACGCATCGCGAGTGGACGCCACAGCGCAGCTTCTGGGGAATCGCAGATCCCTATAAGGCAGCCGAAGCATTGCTGGACATCCAGCAGAAGATGCTTGCAGAACAGAAGAACTTGGGGCATGCCTACGGCGACATGCGCACAGCGGCGCGTAAGTTTGCCATGCCGTATGACTGGCAGACACTTGTTGACGAAAACTGGGCACCGCTGATTACGCGGCTCTGGAGCGAAATTAAGCCGCGCGTATGGGGACCGCTAGGTAAACTATGGGAAGATCCCACGTTTGGCGCATCGGAAGTAGAAGCGCCTGTTGTGACAGAAGCCCCGCTTGAAGATTTGACTCTTGTTGCCAATGTTACTAGTGCCAATGGCGCTAAGAGCGTCGAGGAGACCTCTCTTGCCGTACGAACGTAGCGTAGGCACGGCTTTAGCCACCGTCCAAAATTGGTGTCGTCACCTGACGGCTAGTGGTACGTTTAGCACTGCGACAGCGCCTACGCTGGAGCAAGTGAATGACTGGCTGGCGTTTGGTCAAGCCGACGTGATGGCGTTGCTGGTGCGATATGGATATGGCACGGCTGTTCCTGCTAATCAGCATGGCCTTGCCTGGCTCGAGAAGATGAACGCTCTGCGCTCGTGCATGAACGTAGAGATGACATATCCAGTAACAGAATTCGGGGAACCGAATCCGCGTATGAAGATGTTCCAAAACCAATGGGACGAAGGTGTGATGCTCATAGAGAGCGGACAGCTAGTTCATATTGGCATCGCTGGCAGTGCCCAATCGAGCTTGAGTTCTAATCTTGTGTTTACGGGTACGTCCAGATCTCGCAAGTTAGACAGAGAGGGCGAGACTAATAGGGTGGCTGGTAAGTTTCCGCGAGGATTTGGTCAAAGTCCGCGCGCCCCAGCGGTAAATAGAACTATCACAAGTGAAGCAGATGACACGAATGCGTAGGTGCTGAGATCAGCTTCAACTCGATGATCAACCAGTTACAGGCATGTTTGGGAAGCGCCAGTATTTTCCCGAGCGGAACTGTGCATATCAGTATCTCAGACGATAAGGTCTACACGTATGGGCGCACGCCTGTTGCCGTAATTGATGTGAATCCTAAGCTGCGGCACGTCAGGGAGTCTATGGGCGGCGGACATCTGCATTACTGGCATGTGCCGTTAACCGTAGGCGCGCAGTGGCGCAGTAGTGGAGAGAGCGGCCCTACGAATCTCAATGCCGCATGGCAAGGAGTTCTTGACCAGATAGACAAGTTTCCATTCTTAGGTCTTGGCGGCGGTGCTGCTATTAGGGACGCTTATATTGAGAGTGCTAATTTGCAGCCCGTAGTAGAAGAATATGGCATGGTCAAGTTTGCCAACGTGCAGTTAGGAGTGGTAATTTGTGAGGACATCACGGTGGCGGAACAAGAGTGACCAGAAGGGAGGTCTCATATGGCGAAGTTCCACGGTAAAAATGCGCGCGTATACATAGACGGTTACGACATGAGTGGCTACGCCAATAGCATCAGCGTAGATCAATCGGCGGACGTTGTTGACGTAGCGTCATTTGGAGACACGAAGAAGAACTATGTCGTGGGCCTGTACGACAGTGAGGCCACGCATGACGGTTTCTTTGATGACACAGTAGATGTTGGCTCGCATAAGATTCTGTCAGACCGGCTCGGCAGTAGCGTAAATGCCATGTTCTTAATCGGAACGGCTCCGGGCGCGCACGGATTTGCCGGGTCTGCCAGCCTTGAGAATACGTTCAGTGTCGAAGCCAGTATCGGCGGGGCCGTAGTATACAAGACAAAGCTAAGCAATAGTGGCACGCAGGGTCTTGATCCTACAATCCAGATTGCTTCGCGGGGAACATTGGGCGCGGCAGGAACAACCGAGGCAGTAGCAACGACGCCTTCTGCGACGGGTGGAGGACGAGCGTATATCCAGAACTTCGGTTCATACGGAGACGTAGGGGCCGGGAATATCGGAACTGTCTGGCTTATCGGCGGAGCACAGGCGGCGTTTAGCAGCGGCACGGCCATTATTGCTTCGTTCGGCCTTCAAGGAACGGCTCCAAGCGCCAGTGGACTGGCGTTTACTGGAACGGCGCAATTCATGAAGCTGCTTATGGGCGGAGGGACGTTTAGGCCTCAGGTGGCTGTTAGTGTGGACATCAATTAGGTAGTAGAGGGAGGTGTGACATCGCAAAATGGCACGGTCGTAATCTGGTTGTTGCTATAGCTGACAGTGCGAGTGCTGTCAGGAATATTAGTGTCGGCGTCAACAGTGTTGATCTTCCGTCAGATCAGGACACGGTCGATGTCGCTGGATTCGGAGACAGTAAGAAGAACTACGTGACGGGGCTTGCGGACAGCAAGGTAGAGCTCAAGGGTCACTTTGACGACCTTGCCGCCACCGGCTCTCACATTGTCCTCAGTGGTCTGATCGGCGGAACGACAGGATACTTGTTTCAGGCATTTCCAAAGGGAAGCGCCGCAGGGTTTCCCGTTTTCAGGGGTTCGTTCTTGCTGAACAAGTACAATCTTAGCGCGGCCATTAGCGGCGCTGTGATGTATGACGCTGGCCTAGTTCCCTTCGGGACAGCCGGAGGCAGTTGGACAACGGTATAGTCAGTGCTACCGCTTGACAAGAGAGCGGCACTGGAATGGATGATAGATCATGGAGGATCAATGAAGAAGCTTGTTTGGGACGAAGACGTAGAAGAAGTTGATTTGGGCGATGGAGACTTTGTTTCCATTTCCAGCGCTCTCAGCGTGAAGGACATGGCAAGGGTTGGCGCGGCAGAGAATCAGATGGAAATTTCTCTTTCTCTGCTTCGCCATCTTGTCAGGTCATGGCGCGGCCCAAGTTTCGAGCATGAAGGGACGCCGGTTCCCTGCACGCACGAGAACATAGATCGTCTTGAAATTAGTGTCGCCACAGAGCTCGCCAACAAGCTCGCCAGCAGGATTACAAGCGAGCGGATGGACGATGACGAAAAAAAAGAATCTACCGAGAGCTCATCGAACATCTCAGTGATCCCTGGAGTCCAGACAACCTCGACGGCGGAAGATGTCCAGAGCGAGTAGGGATGCAACTGGCTATGCAGGCGCTAGAGCTTAAGATCACAGACTTCTGGCAGTATCTTGCCCTGCCCTCTGGTTTTATAGAGGGCTGGTTCTTAGTGCGCGGCGCAGTTAATGATTTCCAAGAGAGCATGCGCGAGGAATCTAGCTAGATGGTAATGGGCGGCGACGGCGTACAGGTTCCTATCGTTGTCTCCGCCATAGGCGAAGAAGCTGTTGCTAGGCTCATTGGTAATCTCGAGACGCTTGGCGTGGTGGGCCAAGCCGCTTTCTCCAAGCTAAGTATCTCTGGTCAGAATACTCAGCTAAAGCTAGTTCAGCTTACTACCGCGTATGGGCTTGCTGGCGAAGCTGTTGCAAGGTACGCGGCGGGCACTGGCACAAGTGCGGCCATGCTGGAGAAGCTTTCGGGCGCGGCTCTGGCCGCTGGCAATGCGCTTAAATCTTTTCAAGCAACTCTTATTGCAAGCGCGCAAGCTCTTGCGATAGAGAACGCCGGTCTTGACCGCCTAGCCGCCGCTCTCATTAAACTGGAAATCGCTCAGGCCTCTGCGAATGCCCCAATGGCTCACGCAATTGCATTGCGAGAATCTTTGGCTGTAGCGGCAAATCAAGCCGCTGTTGCAGAAGAGCGGCTGGCGATAGCTTCGCGCGCACGGGGCTTTGCCGCCCTGTCGCAAGGACTTGATCCTTTTGCAAGGCCACGTCCCGGCCCATCTCCCTTTGCGCTGGTTGACGATGCGTTGGACCAGGGACGAATAGCGGCTGTCGCCAGAGCCAACCTAGCCTCTTCTGCGCTCATCTCTCAAATGGGGGCTGGCTTCGCTTCCCAGATGAACGTTGCCCCTGCAATAAGTAGCCTAAGTGAATTAGGCGCGAAGCTTGAGGAGTCTGGTGCGCGGTTTGAAAAATGGGGCACGCGCGCCCGTCAAATGGGCATGAACGTCACAATGGGAATTGGCCTTCCCATTGCTGCCGTAGGCGCGGTATCTATTATCGCAGCAACAAAATATGAAACTGCGATGGAGCAGATTCAGTCCCAGACGGGCGGTACGGCTGCTGAAGTAGAGCTCATGACAGGAGAAATGTTGAAACTCGCTAGAGTTTCTGGACAAACTCCGGTCGCATTGGCCGAGGCCCTGTTCAGCATCGAGTCTGTTAATATTCGCGGCGCGGCGGCTGTAGACGCTATGACCGCTGCCACGATGGGAGCCGTAGCAGGACAGGCTGATCTAGAAGACGTAACCAAAGCTCTGGCTGCGACGATGGTTTCGCAAGTAGATGGCGCAACAAACGCGGCGGTCGCGATGGGAACAATGAACGCCATTGTTTCGCATGGTCGCTTGAACATGGACGACTTTACCGAGTCTATGAGCACGGGCATTCTTGCCGCGTCTAGAACCTTCGGCGTGAGCCTAACAGATATGGGTGCGGCAATGGTCGTACTCACGAACTCTGGAGTGAATGCTAACTCTGCGGCCACACGTTTGAGAATGACCTTCTCTTTGCTTTCTGCCCCGACAGATAAGGCCGTCGCCATCCTAGATAAGCTTGGACTTAGAACGCTAGACCTTTCCCGTGCGGTACGCAATGAAGGACTACATGCTGGGCTGAAACTCTTAAAAGACAGCCTGGAGGCGTTCACAAGCGATCCCTCTGCACAGGCCCGGCTGATTTCGGAAGCGTTCGGTGGAGGACGAACCAGTACGACACTTGTTACGCTGCTCAATCAAATTGATCAAGTGGCCGAAGCGCATGACCAGATTGCCGCTTCTGCCGGAAGCCTAGAAGCCGACTATGCCAATATGGTCGACACGTTTGGCTTCAAGTGGAAGAGCTTCGTCGCTAATCTACAAGTAGATGCGATTAAGATGGGAGATGCAGCGAAGCCACTTGCCGAAGCCATGTTTGGAATTCTTCCAATTATTGACAAGGCGGTGGAGGCATTTACAAGACTACCCGCCCCCGCGCGTAATTTCTTGCTTATTGTTGCTGGAATTGCCGTGGCCGTTGGTCCCCTAGCTATCTTCATAGGTGCTTTCGCCACGATGATTGGATTCATGGCCAGTGCAACTGGAGCAATAGCGGTCGCAACAGCGGGACTGTTCGGGTATTCCACGGCAACGACTGTCGCTGCGGCAGCAACGGCAAAACTGTCTGTTGCAACGGCAACACTAATAGCGCGCCTAGGAATTCTGCTATTAGGCCTCGCTGCGGTAAATGCAGTTTCTCAGGCGATGACTGGACAGAACATCTTTGAACGGTTTAGTGGCGCTGACGAGAAGGCAGCAGGAATAGCGTCTGCAAATAATACTATTTCCGACTCTCTCTCGGAATTAGCAAATAGATTAAAAACTACTGGAAATGAGGCCGAGTCTTTTTCTAGGACGATAGATAGCTATCTCGCTCAAACAGTTTCAACAATGAACGCAGTTACGGAAGCGCAGAAAGAGTTTGACGAAAGCCCATCTCTTAAGATTGGCGGAGTTGTCATCATTGACTATGGTCTTTCATGGTCCAATACTTCTGCGGAAGCACAAGATGCACTTGCAACTATCAAGGCCAAGCAAGATGCCCTAATCGACGGATTCCCAGCACTTATTTCTGGAGTTAAGGACACGACAGGAGCGTACAGGCAATTAAGAGATGAGATTCTAAAGCTTCCAGAAGGCCCGCAACGTGCAGATCTTCTTGCGGGGCTGATAGATGCCGCTGACCAGCTTAATCTATTCAAGATTGAACCTGTTGGTCTTGGAAGGTTTGCCGACGGTCAATTTACAGATGCCATGCATAAATTCGGTCAGGCAATTTCAGATGCCGAGATTGAGTTTGAAGATCTTGGATCTGCTATTGATGACGCACTAAAGGGATTTGACAAGTTTGATCCGCTAACAGAAGCATTAGAAGTACAAATGGTCGTTCTTAACGGCTATAAGTTAGAACTAGAGGCCACGGGCCAAAGCACAAAAGATGTAGACGCGCAGATGGCGGGGCTGAAGAATACGATAGAACAACAGAGTAATGTTCTTAGTGGAGCAAAATCTCTTGTTACTCTGTATGGCTCTCAGCTTTCTGCGCTTAATAGATCAAATGACGAGGTGAATACGGCGACGCAGCGGCTTACGGCTACGCTGAATGCTTTGCCTCCATCTGTCGTTATGCAAGTCCTAGCCTCACTTCCTTGGGACGACATGGATAAGGTTATTGCGTTCTTGGATTTGTTCAGCAGGGGATATTCAATTAGTGTCTCTCTTGCAATGGGGAATTTAGGAGTGGATCTGCAAAAGGGACTTGCCGGTATCCCTATTTTCGGCAAGGCCCTTGCAGAAAAAGTTAGAGGAACATTTAGTCTTCCACAACTTTTGCCAGAAGATGCAAATAAGGGATTTGGAGCGGGCGTTGCCGCTGGCGACACGCCATCTATCTATGGAGGCGGTAAGACGGATGAGCTCAATAAGACCGAATTCGGCCTTCTAGCTCTTGCCGATGCTTTCAAGATCTTTAACGCCCAGACAGGTAGCGACAGCGTTGACGCCTTCAAGGCATGGCTTGACCTACAGAAGAGCCTTGTAGAAGCGCAGTCTGTCTATAACGCTATCCTGGAGCAACAGAGCAATCCTCTTCTGGCAATGACGATAGCAATGGATACCGTCCGCCTGCGTGTCCTCGAATTAAAGATCGCACTTGAGCAGGGCTTGATTGATGCGATGGTAGCCTACGAGGTGGCCGTAAGAGAAGGAGCTGACGCGCAGGTTTTCTCGCTCAAGGTGCAAACTAAAGTCATAGAAGATAAGTTGGATCTAGAAAAACGCATAATGGCGGCGACGGTGGCGCTGAGCGTTGCGCAGACACAAGCGGCAGATAAGGCATTTCAACTGCGCACGATATGGGTCTTGATGGCAGAAGCGGCCCTCAAGTCTGGAAGAACAATAGATCAAGAGTTCTCGCGTATGTTCGCGCAAATTGCTAAAAATGTGCGGGACGAGCTCTCTAGTGCGCTTGATGCCCTAAACAGTATGTATAACGCTCTCTTCGATAAGCCCACAAAAGAGACAGCAGAGCTTAATCTTAAGATCAGCACTCTTACGTTAGAGAGAGAGATAATTGTCGCCGCCAATAAGCCCGCCCTTGACGCGCTCCAGGCCGAGCTTGATCGTTTACGCAAAGCTGCTAGTACAGCAATAAATGAGCCTTCAAGAGATTTCTACGAGCGTCAAATAGATGTGGTGGAGGACCAGATCGAAGCTCTGTCTGGCCAGACGAAAGCGATCGATGATCAGATTGCCCTTCTTGAGGAAGAAAGGCGTCTCCAGCAGTTAAAAATAGACATCCTGAAGAATCAAGTCATCGCAGAGGACAAGACGCTTCTTACTAACAGTCAGCTTGTCGTTGCCATAGATGCCTATGCCGCCGCTCTACAAGCACAGGCCGCTAAACTTGACGAGGTTGCAAGCGCCCAAGAGATTTACGCTAATACCCTGCTTATGCTGGCTGCTATAGCCACCGGTCATGGCGATGCCTTTGCGGCATATGTCACAGCGGCTTCTGGAGAGGACAATACCGTTGCCGGTGGCGGTCCCTCTGCTGAAGACATGCAGCGAATGCATGACGCATTCGCCTCCGGTAACGAAGACGCCTTTATGGCGTGGATACGGGCAACCTCAGGAGCCACTAGCGCCATTACTGGGGCCGTTAGTGCTATTACTGGCGTTACGGGCGGTGGCGGAGCTGCTGGAGTCGCTGGGGCCGCTGGAGACGGAGCCGTGCCGTGGTGGCGACGTGGGCCGTTGGACGAAAGGCCCAAGGGCACTGAGTCTGATTTTGGTCAGGGCTTCCTTAGTCCTTCTGGAATGAGCCGCATGAAGGAGCGTCTTGGGGTCCAGGGAGATATATTTAATAGATTCGTAACCTCTCTTATCGCTAATGGGACGGCGGCGATCCAGACAGGATATATCTCTCTTAATAATCAGGTTACTGAGCAACTAAGAGCAATGGGATTTCAAGCTGAGAGAGTAGGCGATCAAATTAACGCTTCTGTTGCTGGTTCCTCAGGTGGGGGGTCTAGCGGACCCTCTTCTTCCGACATGAAGCGAATGAAGGACGCATTCGCTAGTGGCAGTGGAGACGCCTTTATGAAATGGATTGGCGCTCCAGGATATGCCAGTGGAATAGACTTTGTTCCTCGCGATACGTTGGCTTTTGTTCACCGCGGAGAAAGAATTATTCCTGCCTCAGAGAACGCTTCTGGCGGAAGACCTACTATTAAGAATTTCTACATTGACACGATTGAGATACATGGAGATCCGCAAGCAGGACTAGCGGCGCTCGGGACGGGATACTGATGCCCCAACAGGACTACAAAATTCTTTCTTGGAACGGGACGACCGTTGACGGTGCCGCTGGCGTCTACATGCGAGCATTTTTCCGGGCGGCAAGTCCTGGTCCAGGAACTGATCCCGGAGAGTACCAAGAGATAGAGGCCGAGATTACTGGAATTGGAAGCAGAGATGTCCGCGCCCAACCTAAAGGAAAAACTTGGGAGATATACATTGTCGTCTCTAGTACCGATGAGTCTTCAGTTGCGACTATGTATTCTACGTTTAATCCAGAGAACGGCCTTGTATATCTTAGAATTACCGATGGAGACGGAGCGATATGGCGCGTTCAGGCGCGCGCTCTAAGCTCTCCAAAGCGCGTTCCTAATGTTCTTCGGCTATTCTATGTTCCCATCCGTGTTGCGAATCCTATATGGGAGCAGGACTCCGCCACCACCGTCTCGCACCTCAACGTCGCCGCTAACTCGATCGCTATTGCGCCGACGAACGCTGGTAGCCGCAAGGCGCGTCCGGTGATCACGCACACACCCGACCTCGTAAAGACCAACGATGTCAACGATTACAAGTGGTCATTTCGCGGCTTCTTGGTGAATAAAGCGCCGAACGCATGGAATAACCTCCCGGTGTGGCTATTCGACGATACCGGGGTCGCGGCTCGGCTGGCGACGGACACCGCCGCATCTGGCGCGGTCGTTAGGCGCACGACAAGCGCCACGACGTTGACGGCAGACCCCGGAGCGGCGGGCACGACGATCGCCGTCACGAACGCGGCGGCGTTCGATGCGGCTGGCGGAATGGCCGTGATCAGGTGGGTAACGGGCGCGACGTTCGGGACGATGGAGGAGATCTCTTATGCGGGCGTGTCTGGCCTGAATCTTACTGGCTGCGTGCGTGGGCTCGGCGGCACGACCGCCCAGACGCACCCTATCGGGGCCGCGATTGCCGCGAGTGGCGTGCTACCGAACGGCGACGACTGCCGCGTCTGGATGAACGACGTAGAGATCGACCGCTGGCTCGTGGCATGGAACAGCACGGCGTCTGACGTGGTGTGCAATCTCACCGCGCCGCCCGTCGTCAAGAAGACGCTCGCGGGCGCGATGACTGCCGCGTCGGTGTCGGTGGATTTTATCGAGGGTGCGCTCGATCTGCCGGTGCCGGGGTTCATGGCGTTCGAAAACGAGATCGTCTACTACACGAAAAAGACGGCGCTCGGCATTCAGGGACTCGTGCGCGGCGTGCATTCAACGACGGCGGCGACACACGCGGTATCGAAGCTGGCGTACGGAAACCCGCTGCTCTACACCGTCGCCGTTGGCAAGGCTACCGCTGACGCGCCGCCGTCGCCCGCGTCGAAGCGGCCAGCGTGCCAACTCATCGAATCGAATAACGGCCTGTGGCGGTGGGGCGATCAGGCAGACGACGCTTCGACGGTGTACTACGATCCCGCGAACCCTGGACGCACGGCGCAGTGGGTGCCCGGCTTCGACAAGGACGGCAACGACATATCGCCGTTGCTGCAACTGTCCGCGTCCGGGAATATCCTGACGTTCAAAGACGATGCACCGGGCGACGGCTCGCCGCCGTATAACTACGTTGAACAATCGTTCCCGATGAGCGTACGGCAGGGGCTAACGTCGGCGATCGTCAACGACTGGACGCCATCGTCGGAAGTGCTGAACCTTGAGCTATTCGTGCGCGATGCGAGCGGTACGCTGAAGCTCGTTGATCAGTTGCAACAGGCGGCAGCGGCGGCGGGGAGGATTCTTCCGGCGTCATTGTCTGGCACCGGTAACTACGGCGTCAAGTTGAAGGCGCGGTACAACATCCTCACGGGCTTTCGGGCCGCAGTGGCTCCCAATGTACTCTCATTTGGCGGAGCTAGTGACAATGAGGGCGCCCTCGGATGGCTTGCGTTTCCGTTCATCATAGAAAAAAATCAGCCTGTTCGCGGTGTCGCTATCTATGCCGCGAAGGTAACTAGCGGAACTGTCAATGTCTTTGGATACGTTCGTCCTGACTCAGGAAATGCCCCAGACCTAACACTTTCTTCTAGGACATTGCTTCCAACCGTAGCGTTAGGAACGGGCGCCCTAGTATTTTCGTGGTATATTTTTGTGCTGCCCTCAAGGGGACTATGGAGGGCTGGAACATATTGGGTTGAAATCGGCACGGCAACGAATTTGCCTTGCCGACTAGGAGGCGAAAATAGTGGTCGTCAGGGGTCGGGCATTTATGGTACGGTGACGGCTACGTGGGACACATTTAATGAAGATTTTTCAGCTAGTGCATATCTCCTTAGCGACTATGACTCCAGCCTGAACGCCAATATACAGGGCGATCAGCCTGTCGTTGTTCCGGTAGTATCTGGGACCGGAACTCGCTCTCTAGTATCCGCATCATTCGACAAAACGATCATCGTTTGGCAACTCTCGCATATACCCTACGTCCATCGCATCAGTGCGTTCACGAACAACCTCTACCACGCAACGGGCGTGCTGGCGTCGGCGACAACGGGCGAAGGCTTCGCGCTCGACAAGTGGATGCTGCCCGGCGCGACGCTTGAGATCGACTGCGCCAACCGCACGGCGACGTACACCGAAAACGGCGTGCCGTTTCCGGCGAAGTCGAGCGTCGCCCCCGTCAACCCGGCGGAGTGGCTGACGTACGCGGCGGGCGCGAACTCGCTGACCTGGACGGAACCGGACATGCTACAAACGGATGTGGTGCTGGTGCATCGCGGAGCGAAAGCATGAGCGCGCCCGTTACCAAGCAGTTCCTCATCGCCGATAACGCTGACGACGTGCGCCGCATTGGCGCGACGTGGGCTGACGACTTACTTCTAGGGTTTGGCTCCGCCACAGGAACGCCGCGGGCGACGGCGCTGCGGCTGACGAACGTGCAGATCAAACGCGGCGCGCGGATCAAGCAGGCTAACATTCGTTTCCGCGCGTCCGGCAGCAGCAGCCTGACTGTCTGTAACGTCATCATCAAGGGCGACAAGCAGGCGAACTCACCGCAGATACCATCGACGGCCGATTGGGACGCGCGCACCGACACCGCCGCGAGCGTGGCATGGAACGCAGTCCTCCCGTTTGTGGGAGACGTGTGGTACGAGACGCCGGACTTCGCCGCCGTCATCCAAGAGATCGTCAATCAGCCGGGATGGGTGCCAGGAAACGCGCTGACGATCTACCTCGAAGACAACGGCTCGTCGGTATTGGCGAGTCGCAATGCGCGCGCTCGCAACTTCGCGCCGGAGTCCGCGCCCGTCATAACGATCGAATGGGAAGACGCGCCGAACGTCACGACGGTACATCTACGGTCGTCGTGCCCGCCGCACCAGGAGCTATTGCAGATCGACGCCGCCGATCTGTCGTACGGCGAGATGTTGATGCGCCAACAGACGGCCTCGTTTCGGATGCGTCGCGAAGACCCGAGCCTCGCGGCGTTCGGCCATCTGTTGCATCCCGACGGAGCGCCACCGATGTTCTCGATCGAACGCTACGACGGCACACATCCATGGGTAGGATTTCTACGAACATATGACGCAAGGTATTCAGATTCTGAGGTGCAGTTCAAACTTGCTGATCATGTGTGGCGTCTGCAACGTTCTGTGACAAAATCTGGTGGAACTGCACGCGGACCAGCAGGACTGGTGACGCGCGTAACGTTGGCGGAGATTGAACGGCGTGCCGCACCCGCGCTCTATCTCGACCTGTCTTCTGTCGGCAACGGGCCAGGTCTAGATTACGAGTATCAAGCGCAGAATGGAGACACGTTCTTAAATCAGATGGCAGAGGTCTCCGGCTGGGAATGGGGCTTCCGGTACGATGTGTCTTCCAAAGGCGTTAATACCGCGCTGTTGTTTCAGAGCCAGATCGGACGCGACCGGCGCGGCGAGTTAGTGATTGAAGAAGGGATAGACTTGCAGGACGTGAGCTACAGCATTGATTATGATGAGTCTGTCAGTACGGGGCTTGTGGTAGGCGGTACTGGTACGTTCGGCGCACGGCCGTCGGCTACCGCCACGACGACACCAACAGGGCCGGGACTGGGAGGTACACGTATTATGATTGAGCGACAGGTAACGGAACAGGAAGCTTTGTTCAACGCGGCGGCGCGGATGCTCGACACACCGGAGCACGTCGCTGAGTCTATTAGCTTCTCTTTGCTCGATGGCGCGGCATCGAGGGTCAATCTTGGAGATATTATCACATGTCGGCTGTCGGAAACCGATCCGGCTGGAGCGATTGAGCGAGTGGTACGGATACTTGGCGTCAACTTTGACACAGACAAGTTAGTACATCGCGTAGAAGCTCAGGTGGTGCGATGATTCGCAAGATTGACCATAATGCTATTTTGCGGCCTGAGAACCAGATACTGCGCATCATCGAACGGATGCGCCAGGACTCTGAGAAAGCGAAGAGAACGTGAAGGAGCCCCTGCTAAGGCCGGACTACGACCACGCGCTGCGGCCTACGGGATTGCTGCGCGACATAGAGGAGATCATGCGACAGGCAGAGCGTACGAAAAGGGCACTGTAGATAAGGCATCGTCTCAGTGTTATAATTTAGTGTGGTATGGCGAAGTAATAGAAGGAGGAGACAGATGGCTATTCCGAAGGCGGTGACGGTGCTGGCGATGATCGCGGAGGCGAAGGCACGTCTCGGCGGGGCTGAACAGGCGGTGACAGCGATCGGTACGGGGACGGTGCAATCGCAGAAGGTGATCTCGGAATTGATTGACGCTTCGGCGGCGATCGAGCGGGCGAAGGAAGCGGCGCGGCGTTCTGAGGATGCGTCGGACCCGGATTGAACTAGCTGAGCGATGTGCGGATTCACAGGGCGGGTGTATGAGCCTGCTCTGGACGCAGCGATACCGGACGAAAGGGAATAGACGATGAAATTTCCACTCTATTTCGTCAAGCCGATTGAAGAACTTGCGCGCGCCCTTGTCTTTGCGTTGGGCACGTACCTAGTGATGGCAGTACAGACACAGGGCGTCCCTAACGGTCAACAGGCCGTCGTAGTGCTTATATCTGGCGCGGTGCCCATTGTGTACGCCACAGTGCGCCAGCCAGTGGCTTAACAAGACCGTGCTGACGCCACCGGAGGAATAGGTTATGTTGGTGGTCTCACGGAAGAGCGATGAGAGCATTATCATAGATGTGCAGGGAACGCCCATCTATGTGCATATTCTAAGAACGGCACGCGGCTTTGCCTCTATAGGCATCGACGCCCCGCCCTCGTGGAATATTCGCAGGTCAGAACTTCCGACGTACCTACAGGGAAGTGCCTGATTCTTGGGCGAGCACTTGGACGATCAGGTCGAAGAGGCTAGAACACTTTTCGATGCCCAAGCCGGTTACGCGCCCGTCTGGCGGAAATACCGTGTCCCTGAACTTCTCAATAATCACAGCAAGCGGAACGCCGTACTGTAGAGCCACGCTGGTCTGGATCGCCCAGCCGTCCAGCATGGATTGAAGCGTCGTGCCTTGCTTGCCTACGTCCACAAAGAGCTCGGCGATCTTTAGTGTCCCGGGATAGAAGTTGATTGTAATATACAGATCAACATCTCCCTGACCGGAATGAATCACGAGCTTGTGCGTAACTCCGCTACGGGTATGAGGAAGCCTAGCTCTCAAGGCGGGCCTGCTGTCCATATAGGGCGAGACAGATAGCGTCTGCTGTGTTGTCATCTACTTCTGTATACATCACTTCTTTCGCTTTGGCAATAGCCAATTGTTTCGCAATCTTGGTTTTGTATGTTCCTTTGCCAAAAATTAATGACCTCCACGCAGCTATGGCGACCCAATGCGTCTCATATCCGGCTTGCGTAGCCACTACGTCTACGACAGTAGCTATTCTCTGCATGAGCATTCCAGTCTGTACGTTGTATCTAGCCCACGGGCGCTCGATATATATATGACCGTCTTCTTCTAATAGACTAGGCAAAATGTCATTAAGATTGAAGAGAAATTCACCCAAATCTTCTTCTACTTTAATGCGCGGGTAGTTCCATCCGCCAAGGTTCCACGCCAGATGCACATACTTGGTGGAGTAGTCAATGCCTACAATCATGGCATTCTCCGAGGAGAGAGCTCCATTTCGGCTATTCTTACAGAAACAATTCTGCTTACGGCTTCGTAGGCTTTAACATACCCCGTACACATGCCCTTCGCCGTTTCATAGAGCATGTCTGTTTCGATAAACAATCGTTTGGTTTGCCTGAGGGTTTCGCTTTCTAAGAGCGCTTGTCCTTCTTTGTCTTTGCCTGTGCCTGTTGTCTCTGCCTGTGCGCTATGCACCAAAACGGCAGCATCGTAGGCGCTCTTAAGCGCCCCCCTGCGGCCTAACAGTAAACCCACCTGCGCCTCTAAGAAGCCTACATACGCCCCGTACTCCTGCAACAGAGGAGTAAGCTGTGCGGCGCTGCAATGTGCGGCATTATCTAATAGCTTATGAGTTGGAATAGGCACGCCGATGTTTTGCAGCCATTCATCTTGTGTCTTGAAACAAGACCACCAGCCCCAGCCGCGCTTAGACAGAATGACAGAGATAGGCAGGATGGCATCTATCTGGCCATTGTCGGTGATCTTCAAGACCTCAGGCCATAGTTCGTCCTGGTCGTCTACCTCCCAGCGTTGCCCTAGCTCGTCACGGATTGAGATCTTGCGAGGAATAAGAGATTCTACGACCTTAGGTTTTCGGGGCATCGTTCGCTCCAACTGTTGTTCTTGATATATTAGTATAAGAGTATGGCGCGGTGCCCATCATGACATACATTTCTTTTGGAATAAGATCTTTTTCTTTTAGAACTTTAACAAGATCCCAGAAATAGATATTATAGATATCCTGCCACTGTTTTTGGAATGCCAATTCTTCTTCAAGCTTCTTAGTCTTCTTGCCTTGTCCGAACATCTATTCCTCCTTAAATGTGAACGCTGCACATCCGCTATGTGTGGCATTTTTAGAATAAAACTGGCACTGACTGTCGTTTGGAAGGGGAGTGCGCCACGGTAATTTTTTACGCTCTACCTGTTCTATAATGCTCAGCACCCGCGCTTCTATACTGCGCCATAAGGCTTGGTCGAACTTGACAACAAACTCCTTCCGTTGTTGGTTGTTTTTATTCTCATAAACTATGACGGCCTGCAATATGCCGAAGCCGAACATATATGGATGCACTTGCATTATATGATCGCTTTTAGGCTCCGTCAGGGCTTCCCATGCGTCTTTGTTCATCGTCTTGAATTCAAAGATGTATTTTTCTTTGGTCAATGGGTTTGTTACCGCATCGTCACACTCTCCACGAATGCGAAGTTGGGGAATTTCAAACGAGCGCTCTTGCTTGGCCTTCTTGCCTTCCCAATACTTGAACAGACTAACGCCTGACTTGACGAGATAGCGACTCCAATCTATATGGCGGCTAGTGCCGTTGTCCATAATGTGTAGGCCGCGCGAATTAGATTTGCCTTTGGCCTCGGTGCCCATGTAGGCGAACGCTAGAAATGCATCACACGGATTGCCAAGTGCAGAAGGATGAAACCAGCCCGGATCATATCTGGCCCCAGACTTGCTTTCGATCCATGTGTCTATATGCGCCCCTAACCACTTGCCGGTTCTTTGCGCTAGAACGCGGGCTAGGGCGCTGTCTTTCTTGACGGACTTATTTTTCAGCATGTATCTCTTCTAGCCACTTTTCTAGCCACTCATAGAGCACGAGTTCGTAAGTATTGTCTGCCCATTCTTCGTCATTAAGACCGAACTTGTGTTCTTCTGATCTCATTCCTGAGGTACAATGCCACCATACTGTCCGTCTATTCTTGTCATTCCTTACTCTGTCTATCGTTCCGCCGCAGCCACATCTTTGCTTTAACGAGGTTGTTAAGACATGTCGTTCGGCCAAACTGGGCCATGATTCACGCTGAGTCGCAACAAGGTTTCGTAGGTGGTTAATACTCATAGCTGTGTCCTCCATTGAAACTTGCGCTGCTCGGTGGTCTGCGCCCAGATTACCACGAAGTCTTCGATCTTCGTCATGATTTGTTGCGGACTAAGCCTATCGCTTGACAAACGTAGTATTGGGAGGAAGTAGCGCTCTCGTATGATCTCGTCTCTAATACGATCTTTCGCGGCGCTGTGCTGTGGCCCGTCGACTTCAATACCGATATGCCATTCGGAGACGTAGATGTCGACCGAGTATGGGTAAAATCCATGTTCACTTTCATAACTTATCTGCATCTTATCCAAAATGCGTTCTACGCGCCTGTGCGGCTTAGTACGTGTCGTTTCGCCCTGTGTATGAATTCCCATTTACTACTCCTAGCCCTACAGCTTTGAGTCCCAGTACCAGAGTGCCAGTCTCAGCATCCGCGAGGGTAGCATGTCTCCACGCTCCCAGCGCGCCACCGTGCGCGTCGTGACGGCGCACATCTCGGCAAGCATCGGCTGCGTAATATTTTCTTTATTTCTCCACGCCTTGATCTCTTTACCAGACGGTCGCTCGATTGGCGGTACCATAACGAATCTGGAAGACGTATGTGGCGGCGTCATACTAGCCTCCTATTATTAGACTCTTGAGACATCTTTTGACCAAGTTTCATTTGTTCGAAACCTGCTCTTCTAATTTCTTTAGAGCTTCGGCATTATCGAGAAAGTATTGTCTAAGTTTCCCTTTGCCAAAGAACTTTTCCTTACCCCATATATAACTTGGTGTTTTATTGATAATGATTTTGCGCTCAATAGCCTCATCAATATATGACTGTATGAAGTCTATTTGTCCTCTGAACCTAAACGGAATCTGGATACTTGCTCCCTGTGTTCCTCCAACCTTATTTTTCTTGTTTATTATCTCGAGTATAAATCCAACGCGGGTCTCGTTTTCGAGAAGCCAGCCTTCACGACGGGTTCGTAGCGTAATGTGGTTATTATGGCGCATTGCCCAGCCGCCGGGATAGGTCTCCTCATATCCACCTATAGTTGCGCGCATCTGATTCAATAGGATAAAGATAATCCCGTCCATCTGCGGCGTACACATAGCAAAAAACTGTTTTACCATCGTGGCCTGATTGCCTACGAACCTCTGTTCGGCCCCTTTTTCTGGCTCTATCATAGATTTGGGATACATGGCCCCAATACTGTCTACGCCCACTAAGCCCAAAAGCGGATCTGCATGGATGACGGCCAAGATAACATCTATGCCCTCCTCGCCCGTCATCGGCTGTGCGACCATTAGACTTGCCGGATCTACGCCGCTGGCTGTCCACCACTCCTTATCGTATGAACGTTCTAGGTCAATTATGAGGCAATGCGGGCGCTCTTTATGCTGTTGCTGGCTGGCTGCGGCAAATTGCAATAGGACGGTCTTGCCAACGCTTTCGGGGCCAACAATCTGCGTATAGCGACCTGCGGGCCATCCACCCCCTAGGAGCTCGTCAAAGCCGGGAATCAGTGTTGGCTGCCGCCGTATTTCCAGACGCGGGTCGTTCCCGTACATGATGAGTCCGGAGTCTAAGAGATCGCTTATTTCGGCGATGGCTTTCTTTGGCACTAAACTCTCCCTCTTGGTAGCGTCGGTACAGCGTAGCCACAGTTGAGGGCAATAACCAACTCAACATACTCAGCTACCGCCGCCATCGGCTTGCTAACGTCGTCATTCATGCGTCCTCCTCATCCCAATCTGCGTTTTCGTGCCGCCTCTGATTCGGGGTAGTCGCAACCGCACGCCGGGCATCGGTGAGTAACGACCGTTTCGCCATCAATCATGCCGCCCAGATGATAGGCCCAGCAGAAATCGCACTCCTGTAGCCTCTGCCATGATGGTAGCACTCGCTTCGTC